GATGTTGACGCGTAAAACGCCTTGCGTATCGGCAGTGCCCGTAATCGTGATATTGCCGGTCGCCGCAACGCCTGCTTCATTGTCGGCAACGGTAATCAGGCTCAAATCTGCATATGCGTAAGCCTTGATAGCGGCCAATGCCATCAAATGCGCCTGAGAGCCGGCACCATACGCAGCTGCGACATCGGCCGCAGAATAGATATTTGCCAGCGCAGTCAGCTTGCCCGCCTTGGGATTGCTGTGTTGCGCAATCAGCAGTACACGTTGCTTGTTGGTTGGCAGGTTGCGTACAGCAAGCTTGGTGTTCCATTCGACGTAAACGCCCGGCTTACGCGTACTGGTCTGAATTTTGTCGAAACTGACGTTTGCGGAAGTCATGATTTGTTGCCTTTCGGGTTGTCCTCAACAATAACCAAGTCGCCGTAGTGAATACAGCGCAGGTAATACGCGGCATTCGGCACTTCGACCGCTTCTTGGTCGGTAATATATTCATGTGGCTTTCCTGCCATAGGTACTTGCAGACCTGTGGCGGCACGAACTTTAATGGTTTCAGTCATGTTTTACCTCGGTTTTAACGGTGGNGGTTTGGTTTTTTGGGCGGGATACGCAGCTCAAGGTTTGCGCCTTTCAAGTCAGGATGTTCTGGATAGGTACAGCCATGGTATTCGGATACGTCGGCATATATTTGCGCCTGTTGAGCATCTGAAACCGTAGGCCGTGGCCAATCGCCGTCTCGCAGTGCGTCTTCGAACCAATGCGTTTCAAAATCCAGCGCAAATACGCTGATTGCGTCCAACTCCATTTGTTTAGAAAACAGGCTTTTTGCTTTGCCCGGCTTTAGACGGCCTATACACAAACCCATAGTCTGATTGATCAGCAACAGGCGCACGGCCTGCATCAGCCGGTAAGTGCCGACATCGTTTCGGTGNGCACGGTCGCCGACCAAGACAGTAAAGTGACCAGTGACTTGGTAGCGTGTTCGGCGCGTATCATGGGGCTCGCTGTCGGTAATGCCGGCAAACATGACCCAAACGGCGGGGAACTGGTTGACCACTTGAGCCAAGCCTTCGCCGTCAAATTCGCCNATGCACACCGCTGACCATTTGGCCAAGGCCGTCTGAAAGACGCTGTTTGATGGCTTGTTCAATAGACGCTATCACGGCCGAACACCTTTTCCTTGGCGGCAAACATTACCGCATCACCTTGCACGGTCGGCTTGGGGTCGGCATTTTCAGCCACACCCAAACCAGCCTTGCCTGATGCCACCAATTTGAGATACGCAATCGCCGCCTCATATCGGTGCACCATATCTTCCGTCAGTTGGCGCTTGCCCGTTGCCAAACGGTAAACGGCAATGTCGCAGCAATAAAGGCTCAACAGGCGCACAGGGGCAGGCAACGGCAATTCATAGCGCGATGCCAGATAGCCGTCGATTTCGGCGGAGGCATCATCCAAACCTTGTTGCGCAATTTCGGCATTCACGCTTCCCAAGCGCGTCAGGTCGGTCAGACCTGCAATCGTCGGCTCGGTATAACGCGCCACCAAATCGGCAACCGTTGCGTAAGCCATTAATCCTGCTCCACAGGCAAGGCTTCACAAACAACAGCCATCGGTTCGGCCAGCAGGCGCTCCCACGCTTCGGGCTCGAAATCGGCACGTTTCACAAAGGTAAAATGCGGTTGAACGTGATACCCGCTGCGCCAAAACGCATGGCCATGTTTGGATTTGATGGCAACCACTTCGGCATCTGCCGCCGCTTCACCGCCTGCCTGATAGCGTTCTTGTGCTGCTACTGCTTCAACGGCAGGGCTTGCGGCCTGTTCCAATTGAGCTTCCAATTCGGCGATACGCACACGCGCCGCTTCAAGCTCGGCGTTCAATTTTTCGACTTCAGCCTCAAGAAACGCCTGTAACTTAACGTCTTCGGGGTTTACATCCACAGTTGCGCCAACCGTTTGCTCGGTTTTTTCATCTTCGTTTTTTACTTTTGCCATTTCTTATCCTTTCNGGCAGAGCCCGCCTATCTAAAGGGTTACAGCAACCAAGGAGATACGATTACCTTGCATTTGCCTTTGTTCGGGTTGTACGCACCACTATCCAGGCGGTCGCCTTCCACTAATTTTTTGGCGGCGTTTTCCAAAGAAGGAGGAACCAGCAGCACATTCGGGCGGATACCCAGCGGTCGGCCGCCGTCGCCTTTCAGGCTGACCATTGCGTTGTAAGCCTTTTCAAAACCTTCGGCATCCAGGGTTTCTTGCGACTTAGCCGCCATTTGCCAGAAGCCCAAACCAACATTACAACGGCCGTCCACGCCGTAGCGGTATTCGTTGCGCATAAATACGCCTTCGTCGGTAGCGGCGGTCATGGCAGTGAACTGCTTAGGCTTGCGTTCCTGATAAATCAGAGGTTTCAGGGCGCGTGATGTATCCAGCAAATACCAAGCGGCTTCGGTACCGGTGAAAATATTGGATACAGTGGTGGATTGGCCGGTGCCATCGACTTTTTCATATACCGGGTGGTCGTTGTCGAAGAAGTTCTGACCGTCATAACACAACGTAGCATGCGCGTTTTTCAGCAGAGCAAATACCAATTCGTCAGGATGAACGGCGGAAGCACGGCCCATTTCGGTCATCATCGGCGCGTAAATGCCGACGTTGTCGTCTTCGATGTCGTTGCGGTTGACCTTGACCGAACTTTCAAAATGCTTGTTGGTGATGGCATAGCCGTGTGCCTTCATATCTTGGAATACGCGGTCGCCCACCCATTCGCGGAARGCAGGCCATTGRCCGAGCCAGCCGTAAGTATTGGAAGCMGTRGARGACGGRATRACRGTGGCGATTTCCTTGTATTGGCTGTCCGCCATTTTCAGGCCGTCTTGGAAGTTTTTCTTAAAGCCGGTAAACAGCGCTTTCAGTGTATCTGGAGTGATAATCATGCTTTAATCCTTGTTTAAAGCCTTATTTGGCTTTTTGATAATCTTCGGCTGAAATGCCCAATTGCTTGGCCACTTCGATTTCTTCCGGAGTCAACGCAGGCTCACCGCCTTCAGCGCCTTTGCCACCGGTTTGCGTTTTACTCAACGCGGCCAATTTCAAACTGCCTTCCATCAGATTCTTAAATGCCTCTGGGTCTTTGGCAGCCAGTTGTCGTGCCGATGCTTCTTGATGCGGCAGCAGGCGGCCATCTGAAAGAGCGGCACGGATCAGGCCGTCTGAAGTACCGCCCACTTCCATTGCAATCACTTTCTTGCTCAACGCAGCCACTTGGGCTTTCAGTTCGGCAACTTCGCCGTCGTCGGCATTACCGCCTTGAGGATTGTCTTCGGGCTTGCCGGCATCGCCTTTACCGCCTTCGCCGCCTTGCGGTTCGTCTTTGTGTTCAGCCAGTGCTTCGGTCAGCGTTTTACCGCCCAGCTTTTCTTGTGCTTCGGCCAAAGCCGCTTCAATGGCTTTATCGTCGGCATCTGCCGCCAAGCCCAAGAGCTTGATTAAAGCTTCCTTGTTCATACTTGTTTCCTGTTTGGGGTTAATAGAGTTTTGGCGGCTCAATGCAGCCAGAGCCATGCCGTCCAGCGCAGGCGAATTGGTCAACGCCACACTGTGCAGCCCGCGCACATTGCCCAATGTGTCGTATTCGAGTACCGGCGACAGATAGCGGTATTCGCCGCTGTCTATCATGTCTTTTGCGCGTTGTGTCCATTTCACTTCGCCCATCAGACCTCGATCGTCATCCCACACATATTTGCTGATCCAACCGGCAGCAGGATTTTGCTGTCCGGTTTCCGCAGCTTTCAGTGTGGCGTGTTCGTAGTCCACAACAAGGTCTGTTTGTCCGGCATCAAAGGCGGCAATGATTTGCTGCGCCAAAGAGGCAGTCATTGTCCAGTGCGCCACGCCTGTATCGGTGCGTCCGTCGACTGGTGCAAATTGACCTTTGGGTACGATTTTGATAAGGCCGTCCGTATTTCCGACTTTGGCGGCAGATAAGGCGGCAAGAAAGGTTTTTGTATCCATTGCCGAATCATGAGCCATCAAGCCGGCACAAGAGGCTGAATCACTGTCAGTAAGGAACGAAAATGAGAAATATCGGAGAATGAAAAAGAGAGTATGTTTAAAACCGTTTCAGAAGCCTTTTAAGCCCCTCACAGATTGATTTAAACGTTTCGGGAAAGGGTAGATAAGGGGAAGATATATAAAAGCCGTCTGTGTGCAATTTCAGACGGCTTTTGTTTTAATTACCGAGAGCGGCATCCAAGTAATCATTTACCGCATCGACTAAAGCCTGTTCGTCGTCAGGTTGAAGAACCATAAACGGACGTGCAGGAATCTTACTGCCGGGGTGATTGACGCGTTTGGCAAACCGTCCGCCGAATTTTAAGGCTTTGCCGTTTTTCGGCAATATCGTATGCGGTGCAGTTTGTCCGCCGAAGTTATGAATGGCCGCATATTCAACATTGGTACCAACCACGGCTTCCGTGGCCGTACTATTCTGCGTAATCGAATTGCGCAAACGCCCACTGGCCTGCAACAGCCCCGATCCTTCTCGCGCGGACGGATACTTGCGCGGAGCCCACGCGGGGCGGCCGCCTGCCTCGAAGTTGTCCAGCACAGCGTTGCGCATGATGCGGGCAAGCTGCGTCATCAATGGCTGGGTATTGCTTGTACGTTGCGCAATGGCGTTTAAGCTGTTTTGCAACGTGTCTGTGTTGATTTTTATCTCAATCATCAGTATATTATCCTTAATACCAAGTTGTCGGCGGGTCGCCAACTGGAATGGCCTCGGTGGTTTATCCACTGTTTTATCCTGTTCGAATCAGGCAAAGCCGCCAACTTGGTTATTTCTTCCAGATTAATTCATATCTGTCATTTTTATAAATATCCCCATCTTCAGCATAATTTCCTGTATTAACCATATTGACGGCAACCGCTTCTTTTTTGCCGGTATAGGGATTTCTTGCCTTAGCCTGATAATCCACAGTCACAACCAATTTCCCTTTGTTATTCACTCCCGGATACACAAACAACAGAAACTGCTGGCCATCGGCATTGCGGCCTGCCGTGCCAATGAGTATTGCCTCCGGATCTTGCAGCTGTTCTGGCAGGTCTTTCCAAAATGCCAAAGGCAACGGTTTATTTTTACTGTTACGCATCGCGTGTAATATTCGCTCATCACTCATCGCGATCACAGCTGATTGCGGATAGACATTCTTTGCGGCCAGAGCTTCTAATACCGACGGAGCCAACGCTCCGATATACAGCATTTCACCCCTGGCAAATTTCTCCATATTTACCCGATCAACCATTTCCGATGCTTGTTTAGATATGGCTGCCCTCCATTTTGGCTCTTTTAAAGCTTCCTGAATCGCCACACTTGCCAGCTTCGGCGGCAAATCCACTGCACGTTGCATCTGCAACTGCCCCAAGTTGGCCAAATGGCTTTTACCCACATTGTTCTGAAAACCTGCATCAGTATAAAAGCGGCTGCCGTCGGCCAGCTTCACCGCCTTGGCCGGACGGGTGTCGCCCTTACGGTTGACGACCACTTCCGTATCTTCCAGTTGTGCCTTTTGCGGCAACAGATTGCGCCGCTTCAAGTCACGGTCTGAAAACGCCCGTACGGTACAGCGGCAGTTGAAGCCGTTGGGAGGATAGAAGTAATCCCAAAACGGGTCGTCGATGTGATACACCGCACCATGCGCCGCAGCGTGGCTTTGCCGGGTACGGCTGTCAAGAATGGCCGAATACTGCAACCAGGGCGCAGAGTCYCGACCRTCTTCAAGAGCCTGCCAATGCCCGGMCATATAGGCCGACTGCATTTGCGTACGGAAAATAGTTTCCAGGCGGTGTACAGTAATGCCTTTACCGTCCACTTCGCCGGTGTTTATATGCACGATGTCGCCATCTTTCAGCAGCTGCCAATCATGCTGTTTCAGACGGCCTGCCACATCATCACGGAATTTCTCAAATGACGTACCGTTTTTCAGGCTTTCATACAAAGCACCGTGGATTTGCGCGACAATATCCTGCTTGTGAATGCCCGCAATCGCCCGTGCCTTAGCCTGCGCTTCGTTCCACGTTACTTTCCAATCGGACGGCACATTAAAGCCCAGTCCCTCAAAATACTTGACGGCCTGTTCAGGCTCAAGGCCGAATGCGTAGCTCAAATCAGCCATTCATCCGTCCCCATAAGTCCGACACAAAAACCACACGCGCCAAGGCCGTCTGAAATTGCTCGGCAGTCAGGTCGGGATAAACGCGCAGCAGGCGCTCCTGCACATCCTCATAACTGTCGCCCTCGGCCAAAGCCTGGCCCAAGCCGCGCAAAAACGGCTCAATCATTTCAGGCAAGGCCACCTTGCTCAAGTCCGCATTATCCAAATCTGCCTGCGCCGTGCCGACAATCTCGCCAGTTTTACTCAAAGCCACACGGCGGTAGCTTAGAGAAGCGTTTTTTAAATCCGTTTTAACGTCGGTTTGAAAAGCCAATACCGGNAAAGGAATGGCTAATTTTTCCTGCGCCCACGACAACGGAATCTTCATGCCGATCCCCACCAATTTAGGCAAAGAGTCGGAGTACACCGTCAAATCTTCAGGCAATTGCGTATCGAACACAAAACGCGGCAGACGTGAAACATCGACGTTGCCTTTATTGAGCTGCAACAACGGCAGAATCAATTGGCGCGTCAATGTGCCGGCCAGTTGTTTGGCATCGGACACCAGCAAATCATGGCGCACCTCGTTATGGATTTGCCCCAGCGCATTGGTAGCAGTCTTACCGTCTGCCTGGCTGGTCAGCGTGCCGCCTAAAATCGCTTTTGAAGACGTTTTATCCGCCCAATCAATCATTGCCTGAAACGGATCCGCGCTGCCATTGGCCGCGTTGAGCAGCTCAATCTGCATGGTTTCAGGGATAATGCCCGCCGCGTTATGGCCGATTTCGCGTACCGCATTCAAAAGGGTGAGCTTATCTTTGTCGTCCGCACCGGAGGCATATTTGCCGATTCGGGTAGGCAGGCCGTAAATCTCCAAAAACTCGGCCAAATCACGCACCGAGTAATTCTTGAACAAATAAGGCCACACCAGCGTGCGCATCAAACCGCTTCTTGCCAAAATACCCGAACGGCTGCGGTGCTTATGGACAATCCAGCCCAAATCCCACAACTTTTCTCCGTCAGGGTTGCCGTCTTTGCGCAGCAACACCTCATCCATCGCATTGACTTTAAACCAAGCCTGCGGACGATGATGGAATGCCTTGGGCAACCATAACGAACCAAGGTTTTCCCATTCGATTTCCACGCAGGAGAAGCCGTGTCCGACCGCGTCCAAAAGGTCAAACATCATATCCTCTAAATCGGTCATCTGATTGAGCCAGCCATCAACCTCTTCGGCCAACTTTCGTTCCGATTCGCTGCTGTTCGGAGGCGGAACAATATTCCAATCCAAGCCGATYACCGCGCGYTTGCGYTTGCTCATCTCCGAAAAGATATGGCCRTCCTTCTCCTCAATATCGACAAAGAGTTCGGACTGCGCCTGAATATCGCCGTTTTCCGCATCTTCCAAAATCCGATGGAGCGACTGCGGAGTCAGACCTTTGCTCGGATGCTCGTGGGTAGTGCGGTTTTTAACGATATCCGCTGTTTGGGATTGTTTATCGGGCGTTTTAGGTGCGGCTTTACTAAACAACGCACGGAGTAGGTTTTTCATGACGTAAAAAAGGGCAAGTTAAACTTGCCCCATTTTCAGCCGTACCGCTCCTTAGCAGGCTGTATCCCGTGTCAGTTTTACCATGCGCCGCTCCCCATCCGTCCGGACAAACCGTGCTCTCTAGGCACGGCAATATAGCCGCCGACAGTCGCGCTGCTTTGAACCAAACCCCACAGCATATGCACCGCATCGGGGCCGTCGTCATGGTCTGCCATCGGAAAATGGCGGAATTGGTCAATCAGTGTGCTTTGACTGGCGTGCAAACGGATTTGACCGTTTTGCATATACGGTTGCAGGCTCTCGATACGGAGCAGTTTGTCTGCACTAGGCTTGATACCGCGTGCCGGAATCGGGATACCGGCAGCCGCACCGCGTTTGACCAGCTCAGTCTTCAAGAACTCCTGAAACTGTACCGTCTCAATTCCCCACAACACACAACGGTATCGGCGTTGCAGTTCGATAATGTCGGAAATAATCTTGTCCGGCAGGCGTTTCTTAATCAGAGTCTCCACCACATCCAATACACCCGNCCGCCGATACACAACGCAGACGGGTCACGGCTGTTTCCGGCCTTGCCCAAACTCGGGTCGCACGCGCCATAGAAAATCCAATCAGAATCACGGTTAACCCAAAAATTCAGGCTGTTCGCAAACGGC